GGGCGCTGCTGCAGGCGAAGTGAGGCGGCCGGGCCCGATCAGAACGCGATGTCCGCGACGATGCGGGCCACCTGCCGTTCGACCAGGCAGTGTTCCGCGGCCAGGGCCCGCACCGATTTGCCCGTGCTGAAGTCGGTGCGTATCCGCTCGTTGCGGATCGCATCGAAGGCGCGCTTGGCTTTCGGCAGCACGAAGCGCAGGCCGATGCCGTCGACCGCGTACTCGTCGCTCAGCGCGCGCAGCTTGTCGAAGCCGATCAGGCCCGCCAGCGGGTGGTCCGGCGCAGGGTGGGCCGGAATGTAGATCCGCAGGCCGCCGTAGCGCTCGATGAGCCGCAGCGTTGCCGGCAGCCCGATCAGGCGCACGAACTCGCGCAGCCGCGGCGGCAGTAGTTCGCTCGCCAGCGTGGTGGCGGCCTGCCGCAAGCCGCTCGAAGCGCGCGACACAGAGGGCGATGGTTCGAACCCGCTCGGCGCGAACGGTGTTCTGCTGACGAATTCCTGGGCGTGCATGTTCCTGTGTTCCTCTGATCCAGATGTGTGACTTGTTGTTCGTGGGACGGCGTGCAGGGAATCGCCGTCGTTCAGCGCGAGGCGCCCCGGTAGTCCCTGCGGTGCCCCAGCAGCAGGCTGGGAATTCGGGCGAAGTCCATGGCGCCGGGCCGGATGACGGGGACTATCTCGGGTTCGTAGACGCTGGCGTCGAGCAGCATCACCCTGCGGCCTTTCGCGATGCGTCCGGCCATGGGGGCAGGGCCTCGCTTCCATTGCGGCTTGCCGCCGACCGCCACGCTGTGGACGTGTCCGCCATCGGCGAGCTTCGCGAGGTGCTGCCGCAGCGCTGCGCCGCCGGGCTCGCAGCGGTAGCCCTCGACCCGCTGCGCCAGCATGCAGTCGAGCTCCTTGGCGGACGCGGACTCGTTGGCCTCGAAATGCGCAGCGACGGCGCGCTGCACCTTGCCAGCCAGATCGATATCGAATGGGGTGCTCATTACTTGGCTCCTGCTTTCTGTTCTTCTTCGTTCGTCGGGTGGGCGCCGAAGGTGTCGAGCACCCGGCGGGCGATGCGATCGGTGCTGGCCTTGCCGGCGCCGTACTTGCCGCTGCCGTTCAGGACCTGGCTGACGGCCGCGGCGCTCAGGTGCAGTCGCGCTGCGATCTCCGAGCGTCGGCGGCCGATGCAGGCGTCGTGCAGCAGGGCGAACCACGCTTCTTTCATGTATGAGGGCGGCGCACCGGTCACGAGATGCAGCCTCCGCGCGGCGCAGGAGCCGTGGCCCCGACGTCGCGCAGCAGTGCGTAGCGCTTGAGCCCGTCCACCCGCCGCGCCTCCACGCGCACCGCCCGCGGGCACTGCCGCGACCAGGACAGCATGAGCGCGCCGGCCTGGCGGCGGCCCTGGGCGATGTCGTCGTCCTCGCCGGCCAGCAGGGCTGCGGCCTCGTCGGCCGTGAGCGCGCGCCGGATGCGAAGCAGGTTCCAAAGGCGCTCGGCGAACGGGTCTGCATCACGGACCACCGCATCGGGCGCGGGGTCGGAAGCCGCCGTTGCTGCCTGTCCGGCCTCGGTGCGGCGCTGCGCGAGCGCCATCAGCGCCTTGGCGACGAACCATTCGGAAGTCGTGTTTTGCTGCATCACTGGCCTCCTTGCTGGTGCATGGGGGCGCTGGTCATGGCTTGGTCTCTTCTCACAGTACGTTCCTCCTCGCTCGTGGCACTGCTCGGTTTGCTGGTGTCGATGCGCGTGCCTTGGTGTCTTTTCAAACCGGATCAGGTTTTTCGAACCCTCCGCACGCACGCCTTTAACCCAAACGGGGTGTTAGTTCATACGAATACCCTGTTTTGTGTCTGTTGGATCGATTATGCACACCGTTGGAGTTTTTGCAATCAAGAAAGACATGAAAACGAACTTTTCTGATTTTTTTAACCTGCTATGGGTTGCAAAAGTCCGTTGGTGTGTCTAGCATCTGCGCGTTAACACAAATCAGAGTTACCGTGACGCCGCAAATCAACACCCCGCCCGACGACACCGAGGTGAAGGCCCGCGTCAGCGAACTGGCCCTTGCGCAGGGCGCGCGCTTGCGCGACCTGCGCAAGCAGAAGGGGCTGACCATCGACGACCTCGCGCAGCGCAGCGGCCTCCACTTCAATACGGTAGGCCGCATCGAGCGTGGCGTGAGCGATGCCAGCCTCGAGCAGCTCTATGTGATGGCCCTCGCGCTCGGGGTCGACCCGGCCGAACTCAACCCGTTTCAGTCGGCTCGTCCGTCGAGCGAAATCTCCAATGGGCTGGACGACGAGGGCTTCGTGCTGGTCGACCTGCTCGACGTCCGCGTGAGCGCCGGCAGCGGTGCGGTCAACGGCTCGCAGGACCGCATGGGCCGCTTCGCGTTCAGCCGCTCATGGATGGCGCGCAAGGGCGTGAAGCCGGCGCATGCGCGCATCGTCCATGCACGCGGCGACTCGATGGCCGACAAGATCAACAACGGCGACATCCTGCTGGTCGACACCGCGAGCAAGTCGCTCGACCAGGACGGCGTGTACGTCATCCAGCTCGACGGCCACGACTACGTGAAGGTGCTGCAGCGCGACTTCTCCACCGGGGGCCTGCAGATCATCAGCTACAACCCCGCGTACAAGCCGCAGGTGCTGAGCGCCGAGCAGGCGGCGGATCTTCACATCAGCGGCCGCGTCGTCTGGCACGGCGGCGAGATCTGAAGCCTCACGACAGGCGTCGCAGTGTAGGAAGCAGGGCTTCCTGAACCCGAGGCCGGCCGATGTCGGCCTCAGCCATTTGACCCTCGCGCCCGACGATTCGGGCCATGGGCAAAGACACCTCCCGAACACCTTTCTTCATCAGGCATCGCCGCGGGCGTGAACGGGGCCAGGCCCCGCGGCAGCTGCTTGCCGTACTCGCGCTCAGCGCCGCGGGCCTCGTCGGCATCGTCGCGCGCGAGGGCTACAGCGACAAGGCCTACCCCGACCCCGTTCTTGGCACGGCCGTGCCGACCATCGGCTTCGGCTCGACCGAGGGCGTGCGCATGGGCGACACCACCACGCCCGTGCCCGCGTTGCAGCGCGCATTGCGCGACGTGCAGACCTATGAGCACGCGCTGAAGCAATGCGTGAAGGTGCCGCTGCACCAGCACGAGTACGACGCGTACGTGAGCCTGGCCTACAACATCGGCGCATCCAACTTCTGCACCGGTGGTCGCAAGGGCGGCACCTCCGTGCTCGTGCAGCGCCTCAATGCAGGCGACTACGCGGGCGCGTGCGACGCGATCCTCGGCTGGAAGTATGCGGGCGGCATCGACTGCTCCATACCCGGCAACAGGTCCTGCGCCGGTCTCTGGAAAGACCGCCTCAGGCTGCACGCGCAGTGCAAGGGGAATGCGTCATGAGCTTCACCGCCAGGGCCTGTTCGAGCCTCGTCGCTGGCGTGCTGGCCGCGCTGCTGCTCGCCGCCGCGGGCTTCGCGATCCACGGTGCCGGCCGCATGCAGGAGCGTGCGGCCTGGCAGCAGAAGGAAGCGCAGCGCGCGACCCAACTCGCGCTAGAGCTGCAGGCCGAGTACGAGCGCGGGCGGGCCTCCTCGGCGCGATACCAGCTCGGCGCGAGCGCGCTGCAGTCCAGCTACCTCTCCCTCGAAGGCCCCACCAATGATCTACGCCAGCGCGTTTCTCTTGTCATTCCTCCTGCTGTTCCTGATCGCCGCGCTCGGCGGACTGCCGATCCTGCGCAGCCTGCCGCGACCCGACCGACGCTGGATGCTGCGCCGCCTGGCGACGCACAGCGCGACGCTGTCGGCGGCCCTCATCGCCTCAGCCTTGCTGCTGTCTGGATGTGGAACAGCGCCCTCGCGGGCACCGACGTACCCGCGGGTGCCTGCGGACTTGCTGACACCTCCGGCGAAGCCTGTGCTGCTGATGCCGGCATCACGATCGACGACGCCTGGACCAACCACGACATCAACGCCAGGTCATGCGCCGCGGATCGACTCCGGTACCGCGCGCTGATCGAGTTCCTCACAGAAAGACCCACGCAATGAGCGATCTCCACGCACGCACACAGGAGCTGCTGCTGCTCGGCCAGATCCACGGCCTGGTGCAGGCCCTGAAGGACGGACAGGACCGGCAGACCCGCCGCATGGACGGCTTCGACACCCGCTTCGACGCGCTCGATGGGCGGCTTCGATCCGTCGAGCAGCGAGCGGCCGTGTTCGGTGCCGCATCGGGCGGCGCGATGGCCGTCGGCACGGCGCTGCTTGCGGAGGCCGTGAAGCAGTGGTTCCGCAACGGGCCCGGCATCAACTGATCTTTGCGATGCATCGACGCGAGGGGCCGGCGGATGTCGGCCTCAGCCGAACAGGCCTTCGCCGCGACAGTTCATGCACCAACCAACGAAGTCATCGATGCAATTCATCAACCGCTGTCACACGACTTTCCACACACGCAACGGAGCCCAGGCATGAGCCGTCTCGACACCCTTCGCAGTGCCATCGTGCAGACCCTGAACAACGTGCCCCAGATCGGCCGCGTCCATGACCGCGAACGCTCCCTGGCCGACGAGGCCGCGCAGCGCGCATTGTTCCTCTACGACCTGCCGGGCGGCGGCCAGCAGCTGCGCGGCTGGTGGCTGCGCCGCACAGCCACCGAGGAGCGCAGCGTCAATGCCGCGGGCGGTGCGATGAGCGTCGACACCTGGACTGTGCAGGGACATCTCGCCTTCAACGATGCCGCCGCCACGGAGCTGGTGTTCGACGCGCTCGTCGAGGACATCCGCGATGCGGTGCGCGCAGACCCCACCTTCGGAGGCGCATGCGCCTCCGGCCCTCTCACCGACGACAAGCGCACCGACGGCGTGCAAGTCGACGGCACCGGCCTGGTCACCTTCTGCGGCGTGCGATGCCACGGCGTCGCGCTGCAGCTGCGGACCTGGCGCTACCTCTGACTGCACGCAGGCAGACCTTTCCTTTCGACAACCCAAACCAACCAACCAACTGACGGAGAACGCCGACATGGCAAAACTCATGCGCAAGATGGCCATCCTGGCCAAGGCTGAAACGGTACGCGGCACGGACGCGGCACCCACCGGCGCGGCCAACGCGATCCTGGTGAGCGAAGTCACCCTCACTCCCATCGAAGGCGACGTCGTCCAGCGCGACAACGTGCGCCCCTACTTCGGCTCGCGCGGCTCCGTGCTGGTCACGCAGTACAGCAAGATCGCCTTCTCGGTCGAGATCGCAGGCGTGGCCGCGGCCGGCGACGTGCCCGCGTACGCAGCGCTGATGCGCGGCTGCGCCATCAGCGTCAACACCGCGCCGGGCGTCAGCACCATCTTCACGCCGGCCACCGACGCGCTGGAATCGCTCACCATCTACGGCAACGTCGACGGCACCGTCTACAAGATGACCGACGCGCACGGCAACGTGAAGGCCACCATCAACGCCAAGGGCATCCCCAAGTGGCAGTTCGAGTTCACCGGCCTGTTCGTGCCCGCCGAGGACGCTCCGCTGCCGGTGGCCGACTACAGCAAGTTCATGGACCCGCTGGGCGTGAACAAGGCCAACACCACCCTCACGCTCGACGGCCTCGGCGTGGCCGCCAACGCCTTCAGCTTCGATGCGGGCAACACCGTGATCAAGCGCGACCTGATGACCGTGGATGCCGTGGACATCACCGCACGCGTGTCGACCGGCTCCGTCACCTTCGAGAACACCTCGGTCGCGACCAAGGACTGGATCGGCATGGCCCGCGCCAGCCAGCGCGTGAACCTGGCGCTCAAGCACGGCCAGGGCGCGAACAACGTCGTGGAGTTCCTGTCGCCGCATGCGCAGATCGGCAAGCCGACCTTCAGCGACGTCGACGGCGTGCAGATGATCACCGTGCCGCTCGAGTTCGTGCCCACCGGCGCGGGCAACGACGAGTGGTCGATCGTCGTGCGCTGAGATCCACCCTCATCGCCATCAGCTCAGCACACAGGAACACACAGAGATGCCCCAGAAACTCAAGATCGCCGTGAAGCCGACCTTCGTCGCGCCGGTGGTGATGCGCGTGCCGGGCGACGGCCAGGTCGAGGAGGTGCGCTTCAGCGCCGTCTTCAAGCGCCTGACCAAGTCCGACAACGACACCCTGCAGTCGCGCCTGGAAGGCCGCACCCTGACCGACAGGGAACTGCTCGACATGGTGCTGGCCGACTGGAAGGGCCTGGACGGCGACGACGGCGCGCCCTTCATCTGCACCGCGGAGAACCGCGCGGCCGCGGTGGAGGAGTGGCCGTCCTTCGAGGCGGCCATCGCCTACAGCTACTTCGAACACGCGTACCCGGCCGCAGCAAAAAACTGAGAGGCGCCGCGCGCTTCGTGCTCGGAGCAGCGCATCGCGTCCACGACGAGCTGGACGACGATCTCCGCAGCCAGTGCGCGTCGCTCGGTCTCGACCCGGTCAGGCTCGTCTCTTCGACGGCCAGCGGCGGCGGCCCGCCACCCTTCGAGCTATGGCCCGAACACCAGGAAGCATTCGAGGTGTTCCATGCCTGCCGAACGCAGTGGCGGGTCGTCGCAGGGGCGGCGGGCGCGTGGTTCCAGGGACTCGACTTCGGCGCCGTCGACGTCGCCATGAAGCGCCTTGGCATCCCCCGCGCACGCCAGCGCGAAGTGTTCCTGCAGCTGCAGGTGATGGAAGACGAAGGCATCGCGGTGCTGAACGCCTAGCGCCGACGCGGGCCCGCGGCCAATCGAAGAAGCATGGGGCCGGCGGATGTCGGCCTCATTTTTTTCTTAGCTCAAACGGACCATACAGACATGGCTGCAACACAACAATTAGCGATTCAGGTGACGATGAACGCATCGTCGATGAAGGCGGACCTGGCCGAGGTATTGAGCGAATTTTCAAAGTTCGTCGACAGGATATCGAGCGGTGCCAGCAAGGCGGAGGAGGCCAAGGCGAAGGCGGCGGCTTCCGCCAAGGAGGTCGCTTCCTCCGTTCAGAGCCTGTTCTCCAGCATCCAGAGCGGTCAATCGCCGTTGACTTCATTGGTTGGCGAGGGGGCAAAGCTTGTCAACTCATTCGGAGGGGTCGGTTCCGCCGTCAGCGCGGTGGGCTCGTACTTCAAGAGCATCGTCACTCCAATCAATCTGGCGACGAACGCCATGACCGTGCTGACCCAGGCTTATGTCGAAGGCAGCAAGGAGGCCACGGCTTATGCCGCCGCGAAGGCGATGACCGGCAACTACGTTGGCTTCTCGACGGACCAGCTGCAGACAAAGGCCATCGAGATTGCAGGTACGCAAGGCACGCAGGCCAAGGCGGCGGAAGCAGTGGCTGCGGTGGTCAACACCGGCAGGATCGGCGGCAGCGTGGTCAGTGAAGTGGCGGGCGCGACCGCGGAAATGAAT